TAATACTTGATGAAGCTGACTATTTAAATGCACAATCTACTCAGCCTGCTTTACGTGGATTTATCGAAGAATTTTCAAATAACTGCAGATTTATTCTTACATGTAACTTTAAGAATCGTATTATTGAACCACTACATTCAAGATGCGGTGTTTACGAATTTAATACGAGTAAAAAAGGAATGATTGAACTATGCCAATCATTTATGGAAAGATGTAAAATAATACTAGATGATGAAAAAATTGAGTATAATGAAAAACCATTAGCTGAATTAATCATGAAATTTGCACCTGATTGGCGTAGAGTATTAAATGAATTACAACGATATTCTATAAATGGTGCAATTGATTCTGGTGTTGTAAATAATCTTCAAGATAAAAATTATGATGATCTTTTTATTCATTTGAAAAATAAAGACTTTAAGAAGATGCGTTCTTGGGTTGTTAATAATATAGATACTGATGCAAGCGCAATTTTTAGAGCCCTTTATGATCGTATGGTGGATAAGGTTGCTGCCCAATCAATACCGCAACTAGTTTTATTACTAGCTGATTATCAATATAAAAATGCATTTGTTGCAGACCACGAACTTAATGTGGTTGCATGTTTAACGGAGGTAATGTCTGATGTACAATTCAATTAGGTTAACACTATATACGCAGAATAATTGTGCCTATTGTGATATTATGAAAAATAAACTCAACAAATGGGGATTTAATTTTCATGAAATAAATATAAGTAATGACATGTTTGCTAAATCTTTTATGAAAGAAAAACAATTAAAAACTGTTCCACAACTATTTTATCATAGAGAACACTTAAATAAAAATATATCTACTCGTGAATTCACTGAAAAAATGTTACATGATAATTTAGATTACGAAAATTATATTGGTGGAGTAGAACATTGGGGTCAAAGCGCAGCGTCGCAATAGTTCATGCTGATATCGTACTTGCTAAACTATACACAAAGTTTATTTAATGGATATTGCAATTAACGTGATTCTAGGTATTGGACTGTTTGTTCTTTTATCAATCGTTTTATTCTTTATATGGGATAATTATAAAGAACGTCAATGGCGTAAGAAAAATCCTGATGAATGGATATACCAAGAAGGTCTACGCAGAGGTTTTTATAAAGAACCTAAAAAATTATCAGAAAGAATATTATGAATCCATTTGAATTTGTTAATGCAATTAACTACACTAAAAAAAATATTATGATCGATGACATAACTGAAAAGGCATATGCAAGTTATATGGTCAATCGATCTTTATCATACTTTCCAGACACTATCTTAGCTGCTAATGAGATGAATAGATGTCATCATATAGACAATCGTTTACAATTTGATTTTTTTATAAATATAATCAGAAAACGTAAAAGGTTTTCTAAATGGTTTAAACCAGAAGTAATAAGTGATTTGGAAGTAATTAAAGAATATTATGGCTATAGCAATGAAAAAGCCCGTCAGATTTTATCCTTACTGTCCACTGATCAAATTAATCAATTGAAAACAAAGGTGGCCAAAGGTGGAAGAAAATAAAATAGTAGAATGGGCTCCTAACGATATGTTAGAAGTAACCTTAAATGAGCCAGATGATTTCTTAAAGATAAGAGAAACACTAACAAGAATTGGTGTAGCATCTAGAAAAGATAATAAACTTTATCAATCTTGTCACATATTACATAAACAAGGAAGATATTTCATCGTGCATTTTAAAGAGCTCTTTTTGCTTGATGGAAAAAAATCAAATTTAGAAGAAAACGATGTAGGTCGTAGAAATACTATTGCTACATTAATGAGTGATTGGGGTTTGTTGTCAGTTGATAATAAAGAGCAACTACAACCAATAGCTCCTCTTAGACAAATTAAAATTATATCATTCAAGGACAAAGACCAATGGGAACTTTGTCCAAAGTATAATATCGGTAATAGTTCAAAATAAACTAAAAGATATTATATATAACTATAAGGATGCCAGTTATCTGGGTTCTTACAATTAACCTTGCTAGTCAATAGGAGGCAAATATGACTAAGACATTAATATACCCTAGGAATGCGTTCTTAGGTTTCGACCACATTTTCGATCAGTTGGAAAATATCCATCTTCACTCGAAAGATACTTACCCACCTTATAATGTAGTTAAACACGATAATATGCGATATGAAATTGAAATGGCAGTTGCTGGTTTCAAAAAAGAATATGTCGATATTGAAGTGAAAGACCATGTTATGACAATTACTGGTGATAGACCTAAGCGCAGAGAACCTGAAGCTTATGTCCATAAAGGTATTAGTGCTCGAAAGTTTCAAAGGTCATTTAGACTGTCCGAATATACGGAAGTAGACGGTGCTGACATAATGGATGGAATTCTTACTGTTAAATTAAAGGTAGTTCTACCAGAAGAGAAGCGACCTCGTAAAATTTCAATTAATTAACGAGGAAATAAAATGATATCAATAGCTCAGACTCTTAACACAGTCACGTGCAAAGTTTGCGACGCAGTTGCAAGTTACGTAAAAATTACTATCTCTAATATTCAACACTCAAGACAGATGGCAGCTAATAGAGAAGTCGCAAGACAACTTCATTACTTAAATCTTGGCGATGGTAAAGAATATAAGCAAATACTAGATAGCTTAAATGATAAAACTCAAAATGAGTATCTTAGCAAATACTAAAGATGAGAATGATTACTTATCATAAATGAGAAAAGGCGGGGCAACTCGCCTTTTTTTTATTATAAATACTAATTTAAGGGGAGACTTATATGACTAATACACCAATGTCTATAGAACAATTAAGAAGAGAACTCGAATTAGATGAAGGAGTTAGATACGAAATATACAATGATCATCTTGGCTATGCTACTTTTGGTATTGGTCATTTAGTGTTAGATCATGAGCCAGAAGTTACACAAGAAGTTGGAACAACTGTCTCAGAAGATAGAGTTGCAGAAGCATTTGATAATGACGTCCAAACTGTCCTTGCCGATTGCGAGATATTATATCCAGAGTTTTATGACTTCCCAGCAGAAGTCCAACTAATTGTCGCAAACATGATGTTCAATATGGGTCGACCTAGATTATCTAAATTTAAAGGAATGAAAGCTGGTGTAGATGCTCGAGATTGGAATATAGCTGCTGATGAAATGATAGATTCTTCTTGGTATACACAAGTTCCACAGCGAGCTGGAAGACTTGTTAAAAGAATGAGAGCAGTTTCTAATGACTAATGATTTAGATTTCGATTTTGGATTTACTGCTGTAACTGAAGATGAGTTAGATGTAGTAAAGAAAACAAAAGATACTGTTAATGATGCTGAAAAGCTCGCCACATCGACACAAGATACACTTGATAAACTATATAATGCCATCGTTCCTCTATTAACTAATTTAAAAAAGGATCCAGAAAAAGAATATATTCTCTGGCCAAATAGATTGGAAAAAGTTGAACAGTTTGAAGATCATATACAAAAAATTTATAGAGGTTGACATGGAAAGATTTAAAACTTATTTAAACATTAACGAGAAATGGGTTAATCCACACCACACTGATGAACACGATGAAGTTCATACTCAGATGCAAGCTCCTAAGACTGCGTTTCCACAACACGTTCACAAACAGCTTAAACATCTATCAACCTCAGCAAACTTTCATAAAGCAATGAAGAGTGCGACTACAACTCATATTCATCACTCAGATAATAATCTGCATAAGATGGGAAACACTGACGCTGCCAATAAAAAAGGCATATCCGGAAATCCAGAAATTGAAAAAGCTAAAGCTAAGAGAGTTTCTAGTCAATACGATAACGCTCATAAGAAACCAATGACTAAACCTATTATCTTACACCACGTTGAGTCTGGTCATAAACACTTATTGGCAGGTAACACAAGATTAACACATGGTGTGCAAGATAGAAAAGAAAAAGTACCGGTACATACAATAAAATATTAAAAAGTCCTTTACTTTTACAAAAAACTATGGTATAATAACTATAATGATAAATTTTAAAACATATTTAGAAGAA